CCTTTTGCTGCTTGGGCATCGGGACAGCCGACAATCAAATACTCATCTGCACTTGACAAACTTTTTCCAAATAATTCTAAATTATTTGCGCTACTACGAACAAAGCCTCGAGATCCCCATTCATTGGTAAGTGTATTTTTAGTAAAAGCCGTAACACGACCTGTGCCCGAATTTGGAGCAGAAACATATAAATCTAATCCATTGGGAGATAAATTTACTATTTGTCCAAAGTAATCATTACCGGAGTATTGACTTTCGACCATTGACAATTTGTCAACGTATTGCCATGAATCTACTTTGTTATAAACTCCCCAATTTTTATTACCATCGATATCGTTTACCCAAACTTTATCGTTTTCTACCCAATTTGCAACCGGTCTTATGTTATTAACTTCATAAGGGTAATCAATTTTAACTGATGTTAACTTAAATAGAATACCGTTCCCGACTATTGTTTGTGTTTCAATTAATGCTTCTAAGTTTTGATATAATACTACGAAAAATCTAGTAGAATCTACTACCGTGTGTACTCGGTATACACCATCGAACTGATATTCGCTATTAAAATTTTTTAAAATTACAACATCATTAACCTGTAAACCATGTTCCTGATTAGTTGTAAATTGAGCTAGATCATCTATGTTATAACTTATAAGAAAGACTATTCCTGGAATAGTTGAAGCTCTATATACATTCCAATTTTTGTCAAAATCTTTAGCCACCCAAATTTTATATCCAGTACCAATTTCATTGATAATAGTTGTTAAATCTTGATAATTGGATATATCAAAAATTGTATTATCTACATCCTCCATATGCACAAAACCGGCCACCGGCAACGGTTTTATAGAATTTGGCGAGTTTAAAGAATATGGGTATATGATATTTGCACTAAAATTATCGCTTCTTTTATATATTTCTTGTAGTCCAAATTCAACAATGCTTCCCTGTGCTTCTACTGTATTATCTATAAATTGCATTCCTGCAGGATTGTTTTTAAATTGCAGTTCATCTAATGCAACTTCAATATATTTGTTAATATCAGTAGCGCCATATTCACCAACACGTACAGCCCAATTTTCGTAGATATCTATTTCGGTATCAAGATTACTAAAAATTCCACCTTTAAGTGCTAATAATGAATTATTTGTGCCTTTTTGTTTAATAAATCCTTGATAAAATTTACTTTGCGTAGTTGTATCTATTCCAAGATTCGTAAAATATCTTCTATTTCTAAACCCTATTATTCCATTGCTAAAAAGTTGAATTTTTTCATCGCGAGGTTGGCTATCAATGTCATAATATTGTAAAGATTGTTGAGCATTTGTAGCAAGGTTATTCACCATACCCGACTTTAATTCAGAAATTGAAATTTGTTTCCAGTGTATCGCCTGGAATTGTTCCGAAGCAGTTATATTTTGCAAGGCCGTATAATATCTCGACTTATGAAGTATGATTGTTCCTTTTGAATAATCAACTCCTGGGGCCCAGTTATCTACTGCACCACTTGTGTATATAAACCCAGGCAATTCCAGACTTCCGTTCCAATTGCCTGTTTTGTTGCCAATAAGTTTTAATCTATATTGTCTATTCCCCAATTCTGGTAGGTAGATTACGTCCTGGAAAACTGTAATATTATCAAGTACTAATAGATGTTCATATTGAACAATATCAAATTCTGCTAAGCCAAACGTTTGGTCACTTAAAGTTTTACATGTAAAGATATTATCTTCTCTTTTTACTGTAAAATTATTTTTTATAATAATTTTATTATTAATATCTAAGACTCTACTAGAGTATAAAGTATTTTTTATTTCATCAACAATAGCATACTCTTTATAAACTTTAATTTCTGTGTTAACAGGACTTAAAATAATTATACTACCATTTTTCCATCCTTGGTCTGCCCAATGGAGGAATTCTTTAGCACTTAATAAAAAACTTTTTTCCTCATTCAATGAAGATTCTCTATCATTGAACTGAAATCCTTGTGCTTCTAAGAATCGTTGATAACTTATTAAAAAATCAACTATTTGCTGTTTAGTTGAAAATTCATAACCATATGGTACAGTTAGCCTTGATTTTTTAAAATCTTTATAGATAACAGCTCGTGTATCGCCGACTGTAATAGTAAAAGAGTTATTATTTACTTGACTAGGAATAATATTGAAAAATGGATTATTAGTATCGTATCCATTCACAGTGTACCCATTTCCACTTTTTTCAATTACAACTGCACTATAAACTATTTTGTTTGTAGGACTACCTTTATATAATTCCAGTACATAATTTTCGTCGGGTACAATAATACTATCGTTGATACTACTTGGACTATTTTGTTCGGCTAGTAATTCTATAAATTTTTTATCAGTATACCCTGCAAGTTTATAACTAAGTTGTACATTTAAATTGTTTAAATTTTCTTTGATACTATTTTCTGGCTCGCCAATTCCTAAATTCTTAAGATAGTCTCGAATCCAATTTATATAGCCAATTCCTCTTATAACAGAACCATCTGAATCATTGAATCCGTGAACAGGAACGCTACTTGGATTAATATGTTGTTTTGTTGATTTTACTAAGAATTGTGCAGTAAAATTATTTCTTATGTAATTGTCAGTATTGGCACATAAGGCAAAATATTTTGCCGGCTTAATTAATGCCATTGCAAGATTTAAATAAAATGGAAATTCACTGCTTCTATACCAAGCCAATTCTGCAGGGCCGATATCTCCGACGCTATAAGATAAGTTTGCGCGACTACTATCAAAATCAGCTATCATAGCTTCACGATAAACAATATCATCAATGACAACTGTTCCAAAAATATCTGTAGGATTTTTTAAATTACCACTTTCATCAACAGGTATAAGCGTAGCAAGATTCGGACGTTGATAGCGCACATCAAAACCTTGATTAGGCCCGGAATGTATATACCCTAAACTTAAATCGCTCCACAAAATATCATTTCCACCTGTATAAGGTGCAGGACCGTATCGATCTTCCCAATAATCTGGTTTTTGAGAAAACCCTAGCATCTCCCATGGGTGAGTATGTGGTCTGTCTGTATCATAAAAGTATCTATATATTGCACGCCAAGTACCCGGTAAATTTTCTCCATTCACTCCGTCTTTAAAATTTTTAAAATTCCACGTAAATGGATTAGAGGCTACAAAATACTCGTTGGTTGTGTAGTCAATTTTATTTGTTCCAGCCCAAGATAAAAATCCTTGACTTAAAATTTGATTAAATTCTTTTAAATTATAATCTGTAATTCTGAATTTACCTGGTTTATAATCATTAATATTAAAAATATTTGTATCATAACTAATTTTAATATTATTGTAAATTCTTCTTTCTAACTCTAGAAGTAGTTCATCTCTATAATCGTTATAAGCAGGAAATATGCTACCATCATGGCCTTGGATAACATTAATAGGAGTTATATAAGTATCGTCAAGATATTTAATTGGAGTAAACTTTGGATATAATCCTAATTTAGTTGGTGTCTCGGGTACGTAACTACCATCTGTATTATTATATTCAATGATATTAATTTGATCGCCGTAGAGCAAACTAAAGGTATCATAGAAAGTTATAGCCGGTCGATCTTGATTAAAATAAAAATCTTGATTTTTTAATAACAAAATTTTTGTGATAACATTGTCAATCTCGCGAGAAAGATAAACCAGTACTGACTTATTGGTAATTTTTGAATCATCGTATATACTAGATATCTCATAACTTTTCAAAGAAGTATTTAATATAGTATAAGTAGGTATTATGGTACGATCAGCTACTCCATATGGTACCATGTCAGAATAGTACCACGGAAATGTACTATTTTTAATATTATTAATATTAGATAAAATTACGTCAACGCTGCCGGCAACGTCGTTGATATCTAAATCTAAGTTGCCCGCTAATTCTAAAAATCTTATTTTAAATTTTGTATATTCTTTATTTGCTAACTTTAACGAATTTACAAAATTTAAAGTTGGATGATTTAGAAATAATCCTGCATATATTACCGGTGCACTATGCTGTAGAATGCTGCCGCCTTTATTTTTATATTGAATATCTCGTAAATTGCTAATACCCGGAACGTCACCAATAACATCTAAACTATTATTTTTCATTGTAATCAAATGATTACGAATTTGTCCCAAAGTTAAATTTTCTAAATTTGTATTAAGACTATTAATATCAAAATTTACAGGAACTTCATAGTATGCGTTCGGCGATGCATTAGAGCTAAAAATACTAATAAATATTATATCATCTACTACTATAGTCTCTGGATCAACAAGTATTGCATATCTATCAACAACTTGAGTAACTGCAAAATTGTTAATACTTAATTGTCGGTTGTTAACATTAACTTTAATATTTGGATTTTTAAGAGATATATCTGGAATATTATCTATAGGAAAAATATTATTGGTGCCATCGTATATAAAATTATAGACTTGGAACTGTCTGCTAAAGTTCTCATTGATAGTCCATATATTTTGTCTTGAACAACTTGTTCTACTTAAATTCTTCTGTAAAAATCCTGAATTAATGCTAAAAGTTTCCGTTCCTCCACTGGTCACCAAATAACTAAATTTATCTGTATCATAGTTATTTTCAAATTGTATATCCCCTTGGGATATAAAATTTTTGTAACTTAACGGAAAATTTAACACATTATCATTATTACCAGTGCCCAATTTATATGAAAATAATTTTGTACCTGAAAAACTAGTTCCATTATAAACACTAGAATCGCTAAAACTTATACCATTTTCATCAACAATGTCGAATAATGGTGCTTGGTTCACAGTTGTTTTTAGCTGTGATGATATCCAGACACTACCGTTATAATGCCATTGTTTTTTACCAGTCACCCCGGATTTTACAATAACTGTGTGTCCTGTTTCTACCATTGAATCTGTGGCTTCTTCGATGTATGCTCTATATATAGGAAGTTCGGATTCGTCTGTTACTCTTTGAATTGAGAAATCGTAAATTTTATTTCTTACGGCATCGTTTAAGTCAGCACTGAAAATTACTCTGGTACCAGTTGGAATAGAAATTGATTCAGTACCAACTTTAAAAACTGCTACAGTATCTGAACTTCCATTAATAGCACAGGCAAAAGCTACAGAGCCATTGGTATATTCATATGTGTTAATTGTAAGATCTGTACTACTTTCAATCCTTTTTACTACGCCGTTTGTAACGCTACCTGCTCCACTTAAAATTTCTACAGTCATTCCTTGGCTAATATTTGTAGTAACAAATCCAGAATCTAAGGTAATAAGAGCTTCTGTAATAGAATCCTCAATTGAAGTTGTACTAATAACCGAGGTGCCGGTAAATGTTAATTCGGATCCGGCTGGAATACTTAATTTTGGCGTAACTACTACCTCAGAACCTGTAACAGAAACTACCGTTCGCGCCGCGGTAAATAATGCAGCATTAGTCATTATCATTCCGGCTTCAATGCCGTCTGTGCTCTCTAATGTAATACTAGATTGATTAGTTCCGGTTATAGTTCCTTCTAAATTATCTATATAAACAATAACACCTTGTACTTGTGTATAAGCTCTTTCAATTATAATGTCCAGAATCTCTACAGGAGATTTAGCTTCTACTCCAAAATTATAAAGTTGTAAGCTATCATCAAATTCAATAATTGGTCTTTGTGCCCGTAAAGTTTGGTCGAATAATGGAATAGTGCCATTGTACTCTGCAGTATTTCTAATTACGTCTCCATGAAACCATCTATTGCTTCTAGACCATGCATTTTGATCTATGCTGTTTAATTTAATAGTCAGATAATCAGGACTAGACAAATCTTCGTCTAATTCAGGGCAAATTAATTCACTTACTAATGTTAGTGTAATCGATATACCAACACCGGATACATAAAATGTCTTGTTTGCATATAGCTCTGTAGCCGTACTATCAAATAAAACTTTAAGACCGTTAGTAAAAACAACTCCGTTGGGGCTTGTGTAAGTTTTTTTACCAATAATCTCAGTCGCAGGATCTATAATAGAATTTTCTATATCAATTAACTGTATCAGTCCTCCTGCATTATTATCCGCCCCGCTTTGATAAAATAGTGTGTCCAATGATGCAGTAATTGCTGGAACTTCGTTAAGAACTCCGTTTCTACTATAAAATTCTTTATTAGTATTATTTTCTCCGGCTGTTACTACAACTTTTGTTTCATCGATGATTGCAACTATAGGAGTTAAAACTATTCTGCTGGTTCCAAATTCATCGGGTAACACTGAAATTTGATATACATCATTACGGTTGCCCATTGGTATAAGATCTTCGGCATCAAAATAAACATTGCTATCATCATATCCTTCGATATCAAAGTTTGATATATACACTACCCCTGATGTTACTCGTACAGGGGAGTTTGCCCAGTATTCATCATCAATTTTACCGTTGTCAATGAAAATTAATTTGCTGCCATGTAAACTAGTTATTATTCCATCTAGGCCGCCTAAGGTATAGTTAAGTTCATCTATACTGGCTCCTTGTACGTCTCTATAACTCAATGAAGTGGCATAATCTACTCGCGCGGCCGCTGTCATCGAGGTCCAAGAAGTCTGTGCTCCTGCAGTCGGGACCGTAAAAGTCACTGATCCAGTATCTTCTCCGTTATTTGTAACACCCAAGACATTTCTAGTATAACTTGATGGAATATTAGGATCATATCCATCTATTCCTGGTTTACTCTGAATCCAAAAATTATTTTCAGTCTCGTTAATAATAAATTGATATGTACCGCCTCTGGCTAAACTTATAGTAGGATTATCAAAATTTCCGTACCCAGAAAACTTATAAGATTTGTTATTGCTATCATATGTAACAGTAAAAGTATAATTTAAAGGAATTCCAGTGGCACTAATTGTAACGGCGTCGGGGCCGTTTTCTAACCAATAGTATTGACTAAAATTAACAAACTTGTCAAGATCAATCTTAGGATCAAACGTATAAAATTCGTTATCAAATAATCTATTATGCTGGTCGGTAATACCGCCATAATAACTTATTTTATTAACAATATCTACATAAGTAGTAGCAAAATCAATTTTACCTGTGATTGCATTTTTAATTACCACTGATGGTTCAAGTTGGTAATTCTGTCTATTTTTCTCAACTTCTTCTATATATTTGTCATTTTTTTTATACGACGGAGATAATTTTCTACCTATATAGCCGTTTAATCTGATTAAATTAGGTTCGCTAATCAATTGATCTAATGTAGCATTGAGAAATTTTTGATTAGTATCAGTTCTAAAAATTTCTGGTAAAAATTCTACAGTTTTAGTTACGGCCATTAATTATTACCCCATTAAATATTAAGTTGTCCGGCAGTTATAGCACTTATAATTTGCACATTATCAACTGTTGCGGCACTTACTACTATTTCGTTTGGCTCGGCATTAATTTGATATAATGCTCCAAACAATGATCTATCCGACGATGGTACAATTACTATACTGCTAACGTTAGGACTTAATGCAGAGTGCAGATATGCACTTAACTCACTAAAATAAAAAGTTTCGCCAAAATCCCAATTATTAATATCAAAATATGTGTTTATAGCAGAAATTACTTGACTTTTAATATCGTTGTCACTGATATTAATATTAGGATTTTTTACCACTTTAAAGACTGCCCTTAAGGAACTTTCTGCTTTACTACCAAATAAAGGTTTAAATTTAGCCGAGTTATAAATTATACTGTCACTAATTGCTTTAAGATTTTCAATGCTGCCGAACTCGATTTTTAGTTCTTCGCTTGTAGGAGCAACTGGTTCAATTACTTTATTACTTGTGTCTTGAATATAAGAAAAATACTGATCGCTATAAGACCTGGTTAATAAATAAAAATCAATTAAATTATTAGGACTTGGATCAATTCTTCTATTATTTGGAGCATTATGAGTGTACTGAAATAGAATATCCTTTCTTCCTACTCGAGCAACATAATTGTCTATCTCAATGACGTCTGATAAAGAACTTTCATAAAATGTTTCTTCGTTAATTGCATAAAAGATAGTTCCAATTGGATATAATTGAATTTTAGCTAGGATTTCAACTTTTGTATTATAATTTGTAACCACGTCGCCGGCTGGTACCGGATCATACCTTAAAAAATTAAATTGATCAAATGATTTAACAAAGAAGACATATTTATTTTTTGAGTTTACTAAAGGATCAACTAAAATATTAAAAAAATCAGGGTTGTCGGGAACCTCGTCGAGGTTATCATCGGGGAAAGTGATTTTAATTTTACGATTGTCTTCATACCCATCAATTTCAACCACTCTGTTCCATGGTCTATAGATTTGGCTATAAAATAAACTAGCTGATGAATCTGGCTCGGTGTTTGTCCTTAATACTCTGATTGCGTCTACTCTGGTAGTTGCTGTTCTACTGTCATATACTTTTATATCTGGATCAAAATAAAATCTAGTTTCTCTTTCGCTTTGAAAATAGTAGTCCACTCCTCTACTTATTACTGTATATTGTTGTGAACTATATTCTAATTTTAAAAACCAACTTGCATCTAATCCTAATCCGCTTGTATTTCCGGCATAGGTTAAAGAAAAATCGCTAGTTGTATCTATATTTTGCTGCTCAATGATAGCCCAAATTTTTAAAGATTCATCATAACGTATACCAAAAGTTTTATAACTTAAAATATTATCAATACAGCTTGTAATCAAAGACTGTGACCAATCGGATGCAAATACTGAAATAATTTGTGTAACTATAGCATCTGTTGGTACCACTACACTTAATGTAGCTATAACAGACACTCCACCAGGACTATTATAAGAAATTATACTTGCCCAAAAACTAGTTCTTTCGTATTCAGTGGAAGGAGCTCCTTCCTGTAATTGATTTTGTGCGTCAAAATAAAACCCAGTTGGAGCACTAAATTGTATTAGCGCACCTTGAGTTAAATTAGTATACGATCCTGCAGAAAAAGTTCCTGTTGATCTACCACTACTAGCAGTTAATTGTGTCCAAATTGGTAATCTTATAGCTGTACCTGTACCGCTTCCGACTAAACCATTGCTAGTTGCGATAAAAAGCGTGTTTACATCGTTATTTGGTGCACCGTAATCGGTAAAAACAAAGGGACTTGTTAGTGAAACGATCTTATAAGCTTCTCCTGTTAATATTCCTGTTTCGGAAACTGTAGGCCCGGTAAATCTCGTGGCTGTACTATAATATAAATGTTTTGTTGGTATACTTGCAATTAAAGGTTTAACTATATTTTGCACTATGTAGTTAACTTCGGTGCTACTAGAAAACTGGAATGTTTCAGTACTAATTGCCTCTTCTTTATAAATTATACCGTCTTGTGCAAAAATATTTGTACTAGAATACTTGCCGGTACTGTCAATTACGTCAAGATATCTACTGATCCCGGAACTTGTGCGATTTACAGCTTTAACTTTAAGTATGTTATTAAAGGTTGTGTATGGTAAAGTATTATAATCTTCACCGGTAATCATTCTGTTCTGAGTATAAAATTGTTGCGGAGCCTTAATTCTTATTTCATTCAATGATTCTCTAGCACTTGCATTTGTAACAGTATATTCTAAACTTGCTCTGATTGTTAATGTTTCGCTGCGCCCAGTACGGCCCCTATAGGGAACAGTAATAGCAACACTTGCCATTTCATCAGGAGTAATTTTATATGTTTGGTTGTTACTTATTCTATAATAGACCCTAAAATTCCCAACTGGAATATTAGTAAACGACCCATCACCAAAAACTAAATCAATTTGATCATTGGCGCGGCTAGCTACGCTATATAGATTTCTATCGGCTGTATTATTATAAATTACATTTACTCCATTTACAGCAGGTACTTGAGTCCACAATGTGTCAGGAGCGCCGCTAGAGTTTAATGAATATAGCCAAACATCTATATTATTAATGTTATCAAAGTTTATACTTACGACCCTATTAGGTAAACTATCGGTGATTGAAAAATCTAAACTACGTAGTTCGCCTTGCTTAAAATATAAAAAATAACCTGTGTTATTACTGCCATTGCCTTGATTATCGTTACGATATAAGATATTAAATATGCCAATTGGTTTAGGGTCTTTTTCGTATATGTAGGTATAACCAGATGATGTTGGACTTACAATTTCAAATGTATAATTAACCCCAGAGATAGCAGCAGGAAAAGGAAAAGTAGATGATACCCCTCCGATAATGTCCAATGAATATTCATCTGTTTTAATACCATTTAAAACTTGGCTTGCTCCTGGTTTTCCTATAGCCTGAGTACTAACCAGAGATGCATTTAATATTGCCGTAAATTGCTCGAGCCAGTTTTCATTGGTAGTGTCGTTCCATAAAATATTTAAATTGCTTAAATTTGTTCCTATACTGTCAAATACAGTTTCTGATGTAGAAATACTATTAAACTTTAAAAACCCACTTGCAGGAATGCTTCTTTTAGGATTATAACTAATTAACTTAGCTAACTTTAATATGCTATCCCTACGTTCTGCTGTATCTAGAAAATTTTCCCTGGCATTTAAATCAGTCCTAAATGCTAAACTTTGCCCTAAAAAAGCAATAAGATCTATCAGAGCTATATATTCAGAGCTCTCTGTAAAATCATTGAAATCTTCTGGGTAGTATGTCCTTAGATATTCAATCATTGATTTACGCAGAGTTTCAAAATCAAAGCTTTGAAAATCTGCTTCTCTGAAAGTTTGGTAGATTTTAGTCCAGTCTTGCTGTACTAATAAACTTGTCTGTCTGGTAGTAATTGCCATAATAATACCTTTGTTTTATATTTATGTCCTTTGAAAACTGGTATTATTATGCTGTTGTGAGTGTATTATTACTAGAATTAAAGTCTAAAGTTAAACGTTCAGAATAATTTTCTGGAAGAAAAGTAAGATCGATTTGTAGTTGCAACCCATAATCAAATTGATCAATTAATACGTTATCAATGGTCAATCTTGGGTCATAAGATATAATGCGTTTAACATCTTCTAATATTACTGCCATTGTTTCTGCTGTTAAAGGTTCGTATAACATGTTCCAAATAATGCTCCCAAATTCAGGATTCATTAATTTTTCACCTTTACGAACTCCAAAATGATTTAGTAAATCTCGCTTGACTAATTCTAAATCTGTCAGGCGAAATTTTTTATACTTACTTATAGTTGAAAAACCTTTGTATCTAATCATAACTGTATTTAAGCCGTTGTGTCAGCTGCCAATGATGCAACGGCATATCTTCCCGCATTAAAATACAAATAGCATGGTCTATTTTGAGAATCAAGCTGTACTCCATTTAATCTCCATAAAGCTGTTTCTATGTCAAAATTACTAGAATCATTTAATTGATATGCTACGGCCAGTATACCAGCTATAGTATCTGCACTATCTCCGACTTGAAATCCACCATTGAATGAAAGTTTTTGATATGCTTCTTCAAGAAACCTCTTAATGACTAGATCTTGTAAAGCAAAACTAGTCAAAAATTCTGTATAATCAAATATCCCGTCTTTACCCTGCCATATAGTTTGAGTTTCGTCTAAATACCCATACAAATATAATCTATATCTACTTGTTAGATATCGACCATATCTTAATGCCGTTGGGGCCGACGAACCCTCCCATTTTGTATAATCATATTGACTTTCCAAATATGCTAGTTGTAATAACAAGCATTTTGTTTCAAATTTTGTTAAGCCTGGTATACCTGTTTTTACCGAGGATAAATTAAATCCTGCAGGTATATCGCTTCTCTGTAAGTCTGCCCTTGGTGCAGTTTGCAAAATAGGCTTATTTCGTGCGCCTTGTATCCCGTTATAAATTGTAGTTGTCATTCTGATTTTGGAGTTTGTAGTTGACTATTTTCAATGCTACCATCATTCTTTTTTAATTTTCCTGTTTGTCTAGGCCACGGTTCATGCGTTGGTGTGATTGGAGCAATACTTTGGAATGCTCCGGCTGTTTTAATCCATCGTTTTTTATCGGTATCGTAAGTTACATCGTCTTGATTATAAAACTCAAATTGTTCATTTGTCTGAGGATCCTCAGGATCCTTTCCTGCGGTATTCATATAAATTTTGCTTCCTTTGAGCATTAATTCACCGCTGCACTTCCACCCGCCGGTTACCCCTTTCATTAGCAAAGTAGATGCACTAATCACACCAACATTACCAGCATTAATGCTGTAGCTAGTTGTAGCAGTAACTCTTTGTTGTTGTGTTTCTGATAATATGTATTTGTCACCATACATTTTAATAGTATTACCAGCATGAACATTAACATTGCCCCCGGCATGAAGATTTAAATCTTTTTCTGCCCTAAGGTTAATACTACTTGCACCATATATGTTGATGCTTCCTTCTTTTGTAAATTCTACCCATACATTGCCACGACTATTTGATATATACATAATATCTTGAGTATCGTGCATTACTATTTGATGACCTCCGGAACTTCGTAGTCGTAATAATCTGTTATCACCATAGATATCGCCGTCGTCCATTACAAACGTATGACCGCCCTTTCTAAAAGGAAACCCTTGCAAGGTTTTGATATCTAATCCGCCTTTTCCTTGTTTTATTAAATTGTCTAATGTCTGGCGTGGAAAGTCCGTTGTATCCGGATTAGATCTCCCGGGACTGCTTAACCCAATTACATAACTTGGCATATCTCGTTGGGCTGAGCTTGTTATAGTACCCCGAATAGGGTCAGTTTCTAATCCTTGCTGTAATACTATTTCGGCCTGAAAATCTAATACATCTCTGGTAGATGTTAGGTAATTTGGATCTTTATCTCTTTCTTTAGTTTCTAAATTAGGCTCTGCGGCTGGTAAGTACACGGTTGTATCCGGAATACCTCTATTTTTCCCAAAAGCTTCACTAATTTTTAATTTTTCATTATTTTTTGGTCTAGCTATTCCCGGTACCATTAATTGTGTCTGGGTATTAGGTATACATGCAAACCAATATCCTCTGCTAGGATCTCCCATCACAAAAGTAACTAAAACAAAATTTTTAAGATCCGGTGGAACGGCCCAAAATCCATATGTTTGCTGTCCGTACCCGTCGTCCGCACCAGGCAAACCAATAGTGCTACCAAAAAAAGGACTGGCATAGTTAACTGTATACCAGTTCGACGGAGTGTTTTCGTCACCACCTAGATCAGGAATCCAAATTTGCAACCTTCCAAGTCGGGCAGGATCGGCATTGTTTTTTATAATGCCAATAAAGGGCCCAGAATCTATTTTTATACCCGGAGTAGTTTCCCTAGTTGACCATTTTGGAGGTGCACCGCCGATTCTTTTATCTGCCATGAAATATCCTATATTGTTAAAGCATTTTGTTGCAGTGATGTATCATTTATAGGTGTAGCTGGTAATTGCGATACTGCTACCAAACCGGGCAACGGAGGAACTATTGCCGGAGAGGTTGATACTGCCGGCGGAGGACTTGGTGGAGTTACAGGAGAAACAGCGCCCGGGGTGTTTGATATCGGTTGCATTACTTTTGCACCAGAGTTTGTTGTATTTTTTGTTTCATCTTTGATATCGTTTGGCATTCTGATTAGTTCCAAACTCTGTTCAAATTTTCCTTGTCTAAATTCACTAGTGACCCTTTGAACTTTATAGATCCCAGTAAAAGAACTATCAGTAACTCTGCCATTTGATAATTTAATCTGTTTATTAGTAATACCTAACTCATCGTCTATATCTACTATACTCTTTAACGAAAATTTTACATATACATCTTCTTTATCAAAAATTATTTGTTTGTTTTGTGGATTAATTGGTACACTCTCTCCTCCGTTGTCGCTTATAGCAATAAATTTCTCATAATCTGAGCTCATAGGGTTATAGTAAATGTCGTCTTGTTTAATATAAGCAGGATCTCCTACAATCTTTAGTCTTATGTTTAACATTGCTCCACGACTATTGGTATAGATACTTTTTGAAAAACTAGCAATTGCTTGATCCTTAGAATCCGATCCTTTATTCATAGTACTTGAATTTTGTTGTTCTGATCCTACCGCAACATAAGTTACTGGTAAAGTTTGTTCTCTATTAGTATCGCCGCCATCTCTTGCCTGTATTTGAGTTGGATTAAGAAAAGGACTTTCTGCCAGATAGTTACTGCCACTTCTTGTTTTAGCATCTTGAAATGATGTTAATTCAGTATAAAAAGAACTATCAAAATCTATATCAACACTTAAAATATCTTGATTTAAACCTGTATATAGATACTGATAATCTCTAACTATTTTTTTACTAGAAATTTCTGTTTTCTTTAAATCCGGATGGGAAGGGTTAGCTGTTTTAAAGGGTACAATATTATAAATTAATTGTTTACTGTAAGCATTTCTGCTTTCATCAAATGCTAAAATTTTTACTGTAGGAATTATTTTATACCAGTCAACAAATTTATTTTCTGTATCTTTAGTAGTAGAATCTGTAGCTCTAGTATTTGTACTTGATTCTGTGTTTTTTTGTTCATCGTCTGCTTGCGTTTTTTTTGCTTCCAACACTTGATCTTTAATATACTTAGATGACATCATTACTCGATCAATAATATTAATGATATCCGTACCGGCGTGAATCATAAACACTTGTTTTGTTTTATACTCTGGTGGTGCATAGCCTGATAAAGTAACATTAATACCTTCTAAACTTTTTATCATTGGCTGCGTACCCACTACCGTTCGATCCCCGTCGACTAGCAAACTATCTGCAAATGATTTATGTAATTTAAAAGCTATTAATTGTTGAGGTTGTGTAAAAATTTTTGCCGTCTGACTCAAACTTCGTTGATAATCATTGTATGCGGCAGGCAAACTTGCAACCGTGTAACTTAACGATTCTGTTAATTCTGCTCTTTTAGCTGCTATGGCTTCTGGTGTAGGTGGTATGTTTGCAAACACAACTGTGTTTTGCTGCTTCCATTTTTCAAGTTCTGCTTCGACTCTTTCATTATTTTTTGTTGCTTCCTCGCCTATTTTGGAATCAAACTCAGCTGAACTGTCAAAAAAATCAGACAATGTTTTAGCTTCTACACTTACGTTAATTGGCATCACTGCTTTGCTTTGACTAAAGGCGGTATGATTGTATGGTATAGCTGATATTCTATACTCGGTCCCGGCCGGGCCTGGTTTAATTTTCATTTCTCTCATACGTATAGCAAATCTTTTTCTGTCTATTAGAATGCCTTGTGGACTATTTTCATCTGTTTTAAATTGTTCTGTCACATTAGATAAGAAATCAATTTCTAACAAATAAGGTTGTTCAACATAATTCCTACATTTAGCAGTAACTTCACATGCACTCAATAATCTATCTAGTAGAGTCATGCCATATGGTTCAATGATTGTAAAAGATATACCAACAGCATTAGAAGCTTTGTTCTTGTTGTTTAAACCAACAATTGTATCTAATTGTAAATTTTCAATAAAAAAGTCTTCGTAAAAATCAGGGTGCCTTCCTTTTGTTGTTTCTGTATTATCTGTATAGCCTCCCATCATAGTTGTACTACGAGTCGTACTAACTGTACCACCTTTAGCATAGCCGCCGCCGGTGCTTATTAAAGAATGTTTTGGTTCAAAGCTACTTGGATTTTCTCCTAATTCCTTAAAATCTTCTTTTGTTAACAAAAATAAAGATATCCTATATGTATATGATGTAAAATTATGTAATATATTAGAAAACATTTACACTCCCAAATCTGCTTCTAATGTTGCCTTTTTTGGAATATAAATTTGTACTCCAGCTCGGAAATCAAACATAGGATCTTTGATATTGTCGGGATTTCTTTGTGCAAATACCCACCAAAGTGCTGCATCACCGTATAAGTCAAATGCTAGTAAATCAGGACGGTATTCATACATTTTATCAATTTCGTAAAGAACATCGTCCGCTAATGCCGTTATAGGACGATTTATCATTATATCTAAAAAATTTCCAAAGTTTTTTGTTTTAGAATATGGACTATTAGCTGAGTATACTATTTTAGTCATTATAGGAATCCCTTAGTAATTAAATCCCCTTTTGCAAATGCCCCATAATCAAATTCTCGTTGTCTACTTCTACTATAAACTGGCTGAAAAGCTAAACTAAAAGTACTAAATGTTGGAACACGATTATGGAAACTATTCATTTGTGTGGTAGTAATAGAATCACCGGCGCTTGTTCTTGCAACACTAGGTAATTTTATACCTACTCCGCCCGACGACGAACTACCCGAGGCGGTTGCATTGGTTACTTTTGTTTCTCCAGGCCGTTGTACTTTAACCTCCATATAATCAACATCCGATGGCATGGTGTGACTAAAAGCTGTGATTAAACAAGGAACATGCGGTAAATAATGTGCTCCATATCCATCTAGATATACTATAGGCGGTGGGGATCCTTGATAGGCCCCGGATTGTCCATAAAACATCTTAGTGGCGGATCGGAAAAAATATAGTGCTGCTAAAAAATAAGCAGCTTCGTCGGTATTTTGAATTGAAAAATCTGCGTTTAACGAAATACTTTGTACCTCAGATGATTCATAAAAGTAATTTTGATAATTAGTATGGGTTAAAGGTTGCG